TTTCTGATGTGACCCATTGGATCTTCACCAGCAGCCAAGATAGCAACGTCATCTACAGCATAAGCAAATGCTCTGTGGCAGATTGTTGCAACCTGTGTGCCTGTACCAATCTTTTGTGGTGTTAAGTAACCAGCAGTAGATGTTCCCCAGTTTGCAGCACCAGTTAGAATTTCTTCCGTTGGAGCGATTGGGTTGAACTCTGGAACTTGGATTCTTGTTCCACCTTCTGTTGCATCAAGAAGTGCGTTACGAGTAACAGCACCAGACTTGATAAAAGCACTACGCTCTTTGATAGCTTCGGAAACGTAAGTACTAAAATTATTTCTCTTAACGACATCCGCTAATAGGACACCGCCAGAGTAATTCTGAAACGGAGCAGCCATTCAGATTTACCTTTAAACTTTTTGCGATACCCTAATCACAGATAAGGGCATTAGTTTCACGGAAACTAACTATTTTTATTGAGCCTCCCTCTTCAGCACGGCTGCGAGGTCAGGGTTCTCATTCTCCATTATAATCTGTTGCGTCAAATTGCCAGTCTTCCAAGGATTAACTACTCCACCTGATACATTTGATACAGGACTAGGCTTTGCACCCATACCAGCAGCAGTACTTGGTTTAAAATGATGCTCCCATCCACTGCCAGGATTCTTGAGACTGGTGAGATAGACATTTAAATCCTGTTCAATACCACCATTTATAACAACAACTTTTCCTTCAGCATTACGTTTTAGCTTGCTTTGTATTAAAGAAAGAGTTTGTTCTGCATTAATCGCACCAAGATTACTGATAGCTGCTAATGCTGTAGTTTTTGTTGATGCCATCTCATTAGAAGTTTTCATATCTTCTAATTGTTGAGATAAAGTATTTATCTGTTGGTCTTTATCTTGAGCAGTTTTATTTGCTTCTTCCCATAGAGTTTTCCATTGTCCTTGATCTTCTAACTCTTGTTTTCGTTGCTCTTCTTTTTTCTTATAAACTTCATCAAGTTTAGACTTTGCACCTTTAAATTTTTCTTGTGCTTCAGCAGCTTCTTTTTGAGCAGCAGCTAATTTTGCCTCGTACTCTGCTTTTACAGCGTCTAGGTTTGGTGCTTGTGGTTGTGAAGGAGTTTCAGTCACAGACTGATCAGAAGGAGTCACAGACTCAGACTGAACTACTTTTTCTTCGATTGCCATGAATTATTCAGATAAAATGCTTGTGGATTTTTTCTTAGAAGGCTTTTTCTTAGCTTCTGGTTTTGGTTTCTCTGCTGGAGTGGATTTAACAGCAGGGATTTCTG